GTGCCGCCCGTGAGTTAACAGCAAAGCAGAAGGCCTTCGCCCTAGAAGTGGCGAAGGGGTCAACCGGGGCCGCTGCTTATCGGAAGGCATATAACACCAGTGCAAAGCCTAAGACACAAGGGAATCAGGCGCATAAGCTAAGCAGCCGTCCCGACATCAGCGCGGAAATCGAGGCCTATCAACTGGCTATTGAGGGGGCTAAACATAGAAACCCTGCGGCCTTGCGTGAATTAGTTATTCAATCATTGGTCAAAGTAATAATTGACCCTGACAGTAAACCGGGGCAAATAACCGCAGCAGCTAAAGTGTTGGGTACTGTTACGGAAGTCGCGGCATTCACTGAGCGTAAGGAAGTCAGGACCATTACTAGCAGCGAAGATGCACGCGCCGCGATCATGGCGCAACTCAAGCAACTGAGCAACGCGAGCGCCATTGATGCAACGATCATCGACGCTCAGGCTGATGACCTGATGCGAGAACTGGCTGGCGACGCGACCCACCCGCCCCCGACCCCCCAAACTGATGAGGCGGAGTTCCGTGCCAATACGCATACTATTCCACACGAACAATCTATAGACCCACTCAATTCCGAAACCCCTGCCGGAGAGGCCCCACCCCCCTCTACCGATGAGACCCCCCCGTCATCATTGGAGAGCTGACCCCCGGGGGGTATTTTGCTTAAAAAATAGGCAGTCGGAACAGAAAAATAAGTTGGTACTTGTGGCGTAACTTAAAATGGCAACTACTACTAAAACAACGAAGCAATCAAAGCGTGGAGATTGCTTTAAAAAAGTTATCCACAGGGACATGAAGATTCGGCGTAGCGATCCTACGAGAGATGAGTGTATGGAGATGGGTATGAGCCCGGCGCAGAAGGAAGTTTTCTTGGTGATTGACTCGTGGTGGCGCAAGTATGGGTTCTCGCCGACCTTGAGGGATATTGCGTATGTGCGTGGCAAGATGGGGATTGGGTCTACGAAGAACATTGTGGATCGGCTGGTGAAGCTTGGGGTGATCAAGAAGATGGATGGTGTGGGTCGGACGATTCGCCCGGCTTGGGTGAACTACAAGAACTTGAAGGAGCTTGAGTGAAAAACGAAAAATTTGCTCCGCAGGATTTGGAAGCGTTGGTTGCTCAGTTGCCCATCCATGAGCAAGAGAAGCTTTTGGAGCAGGTGGCCGAGTACAAGGCTGCGGTGGAGCGGGAGAAGTGTCAGGCGTCCTTCATGGCTTTCGTCAAGAAGATGTGGCCGGGGTTCATCCATGGGCGGCACCATGCTGTCGTGGCCAAAGCGTTTGAGGATATCGCCTCGGGAAAGTTGAAGCGCCTAGCAATTTCCATGCCGCCTCGGCACACGAAGTCGGAGTTTGGCTCGTACATGCTCCCGGCTTGGTTCCTTGGCAAGTTCCCCGATAAGAAGGTCATGCAGGCGTCGAACACTGGCGAGCTGGCTGTTGGCTTTGGCCGGAAGGTTAGGAACCTCGTGATGAGCGAGCAGTACCACGAGGTTTTCCCGAGCACGAACATCCGGCAGGACTCCAAGTCGGCGGGCCGGTGGGCTGTCAACGAGGTGGGCGAGTACTTCGCTATCGGCGTTGGGGGAACGATGACTGGCCGGGGCGCTGATTTGGTCATCATTGACGACCCCCACACGGAAGGCGAAGCAACACTGGCTGCGCACGACCCCTCTATATATGACAAGGCCTACGAGTGGTACACCTCTGGCCCGCGTCAGCGTCTTCAGCCCAATGGTGCGATCATCATCATCGCCACCCGCTGGAGTGAGAACGATCTCATTGGCCGCGTGCTCAAGGAATCCGCCGAAAGAGGCAAGGAAGACGAGTGGCGCGTGATCGAGTTCCCGGCCATCCTGCCGTCCGGCAATCCCCTGTGGCCAGAGTTCTGGTCGCTTGAGCTGCTGGAAGCCCTGAAAGAGGAATTGGCACCGTCCAAGTGGAACGCCCAGTACCAGCAAAGGCCGACCGGCGAAGAAGGGGCCATCGTCAAGCGCGACTGGTGGCAGGTCTGGGAGAGAGATGATCCGCCGCGCTGCGAGTTCATCATTCAGGCTTGGGACACGGCTTTTACCAAGAACGAGAGGTCCGACTTCTCGGCGTGCACCACTTGGGGCGTCTTCTTTATGAACGAAGACCCCAACGATGCGAACATCATCTTGCTCGACGCTTTCCAAAAGCGAATGGAGTTCCCTGAGCTCAAGCAAAAGGCGCAGGAGAACTATCTTGAGTGGGAGCCTGACGAGTGCATCGTGGAAGCCAAGGCCGCTGGTGCCTCGTTGATCCAAGAACTGAACCAGATGACTGGTATTTTTGTGATCGGCTACACGCCCAGCCGAGGTACGCGCCAGCAGTCCAACGACAAGATCGCCCGGATGAACACGGTCTCGCCTATTTTCAAGGCTGGCAAGGTGTGGGCACCGGATACTCGCTGGGCCAGAGAAGTGATCGACCAGATGGCCGCTTTCCCGAACGCGGCGCACGATGACTTGGCTGACACGGCTGTAATGGCCGTCACGAGATTTCGACAAGGCGGGTTCTTGAGACTAGAATCCGACGAGCAGGACGAACCCTTGTCCTTTCGGCGCAAAGCCGCATTCTATTGAGGATTTATATGGCAACGAGCAGCATGGTTTCGTCCCTTACGCCAGCCCCGACTGGACTGGATTTTTCGGGCATCGCGCAGGACGACACACCTGCTGTTGAGATTGTCATTGACAACCCGGATGATGTGATGATTGGCATTGATGGCGTGGCCATTGACCTGATGCCGGATGACGACGAGCCAGCGTTTGATGCTAACTTGGCCGAATACATGGACGAGGGCGAGCTTGAGAAGCTGGGCTCTGATTTGGTTGGCGAAGTTGAGTCGGATATCTCGTCGCGCAAAGACTGGGTTGATATGTACGTCAAGGGCCTTGAGGTTCTTGGCATGAAATATGAAGAGCGCACGGAACCTTGGACCGGTGCCTGCGGCGTCTTCTCTACCTTGCTCACGGAAGCTGCAGTTCGCTTTCAGTCCGAGACGATCATTGAGACATTCCCGGCTCAGGGTCCTGTTAAGACGCAGATCATTGGCGCAATCGACAAGATGAAGGAAGAGGCTGCTGAGCGCGTGCGCACCGACATGAACTTCCAGTTGGTGGACGGCATGCCCGAGTACCGCCCAGAGCACGAGCGCATGCTGTTCAACTTGGGGCTGGCCGGTGCCGCGTTCAAGAAGGTCTACTTCGATCCAACCCTTGGCCGTCAGACATCAATCTTCTGCCCGGCAGAGGATATCGTTATCCCTTATGGCTCGTCTGGCGCTCGGTCTGCGGAACGTGTGACCCATGTGATGCGCAAGACCAAGAACGACGTGCGCAAGCTGCAGGTTGCAGGCTTCTACCGCGACGTTGAACTTGGCGAGCCCGTCATGATCCACAACGACGTGGAAAAGAAGAAGGCCGAAGAGCAAGGCTACTCCGTCACCGATGACGAGCGTTACCAGTTCCTTGAGATTCAAGTGGACTACGACATGCCCGGCTATGAGGACGATGACGGCATCGCTCTCCCCTATATCGTGACCATCGACAAGGGCACAAACAAAGTCCTGTCGGTGTACCGCAACTGGAACGAGGCCGACCCCAAGAAGCTCAAGCGACAGCACTTTGTGCAGTACGACTACGTGCCGGGCTTTGGCGCTTATGGCTTTGGCTACATTCACTTGATCGGCGGCTATGCTCGCGCTGGCACATCGTTGATCCGCCAACTTGTGGACGCTGGCACGCTGAGCAACTTGCCCGGTGGCTTGAAGTCACGCGGCCTGCGCATCAAAGGCGACGACACTCCAATCGCACCCGGCGAGTTCCGCGACGTGGATGTGCCAAGCGGCACCGTGCGCGACAACATCATGCCGCTGCCATACAAGGAGCCATCGCAAGTGCTGGCCGCTTTGCTGGACCGCATTACCGAAGAGGGTCGCCGCCTTGGTTCCATCGCTGACATGAACATCAGCGACATGGGTGCCAACGCTCCAGTGGGCACAACACTGGCGCTGCTTGAGCGTCAACTCAAGACCATGAGCGCGGTGCAGGCGCGTGTTCACTTCTCTATGAAGCAGGAATTCAAACTGCTCAAAGAGATCATTCGCGACAACACCCCGGGCGACTACGAGTACGTTCCAAACGGCGGGGACCCACGGGCCAAGCGAGAAGACTACGACATGGTGGAAGTGATTCCCGTGTCGGACCCCAACAGCTCGACCATGGCCCAGCGGATCATGCAGTACCAAGCTGTGATCCAGTTGTCTCAGAGCGCCCCTCAGATTTACGACTTGCCGCAGTTGCACCGCCAAATGATCGAGGTGCTCGGTGTGCGCAACGCCGACAAGCTGGTGCCAATTGACGAAGACATGAAGCCGCGTGATCCAGTCAGCGAGAACATGGCCTTCTTGACCGGCAAGCCCACAAAGGCTTTTATCTACCAAGACCACGACGCTCACATCGCGGTGCACACGTCGATGATGCAGGACCCGATGGTCATGGGTCAGATGGGCCAGAACCCCATGGCTCAGCAGATGCAAGCGGCCATCATGGCGCACGTTGCCGAGCACGTGGCGTTCCAGTACCGCAACCAGATCGAAGAGCGCCTTGGTGCCACCCTGCCAGCACCCAATGCCGAGCTGCCCGAACAGGTTGAGGTTCAGTTGGCCAAGCTGGTTGCTCAAGCGGCGCAGCAGCTCACGCAGATGCATCAGGGTGAAGCCGCGCAGAAGCAGGCCCAGCAGCAAGCTCAGGACCCTATCGTGCAGATGCAACAGCAAGAGCTGCAGATCAAAATGCAGGACGCTCAGACCAAGGCCCAAAAGGTGCAAGGCGACCTGTCAATTCGTCAGGCCGAGGTCCAGTTGAAGGCTCAAGAGATTGCGAGCCGACAAGGCGAAAATCCAGAGATTGCAGCAGCAAAAATGCAGCAAGAAATGTCCATGGACAGACAAATGCACGAGCAAGAAATGGCTCAGCGTCAGCAGGAGTTTGAACAGAAAATGGCCCAGAAGCAGCAGGAAGCATCTTTAAAAATGCAGACCAAGCTGATGGAAATTGCAAACAAGCCGGTTGCTAAATCGCCGGGGAACTAAGAGGACAAATGGACACGAAAATTTTTGAGCTTCTCAACAAAAAAATTGAGGAGCAAGTCAACAGTCATTCAGAGGCTTTGGTATCTGGGAAGTCGAAAGACTATGCCGACTACCGAGAGTTGTGCGGGGTCATCCGAGGTCTCCAGACCGCACAGCGTGAAATTGGCGACCTCGTGCGTAAACTGAAAGACGACAATGACGACTAACTTTGATGTTCAGGCAGTTGATCTGTCTGGCGTTCTGAAGGCAAGCCCTGAAGAAAAAGCCAAGCAGATTCCAGACCCAGCCACCTACCACCTTCTGTGCATGCTTCCAGAAGCCAAAGAGGAGTACGAGGGCGGCATTTTGAAATCCAGCCAGACGATGCAATACGAGGAGCTCTTGTCCCCCGTGCTGTTTGTCGCCAAGATGGGGCCGGATGCCTTCAAAGACGAAAAGCGCTTCCCGAGCGGCCCAAGCTGCAAGGTTGGTGACTTCATTATCGTGCGGCCCAACACGGGAACGCGCATGAAGATTCACGGCACCGAGTGGCGACTGTTGAATGACGACGCTGTTGAAGCAGTCATTCAGGACCCACGCGGAATTCAGCGCGTTTAAGGAGGCACCATGGCTGAACTTGATAAAACAGAATTTACCTTCCCCGATGAAGCGGAAGAAAAGAAGTCTCGCGCTGGCTCCAAGGTTGTAGAGGCCGAACCGGAAGTCGAGGTTGTTGATGACACGCCTGAGCAAGACCGTGGCCGAAAGCCAATGGACGAAGCTCCCAAGGATGTCACCGATGACGAACTGGCAAAGTACGACGAGAGCGTGCGCAAACGCATCCAACACTTCACCAAGGGCTACCACGAAGAGCGTCGAGCCAAGGAAGCGGCCCTGCGCGAGCGTGAAGAAGCGTTCCGACTGGCTCAGCAAATCGTTGAGGAGAACAAGCGGCTGAAAGGCTCCTTGAGCACCAACCAGAATGCGCTGCTTGAGCAGGCCAAGCGCAATGTGGCCAACGACATGGAAGAGGCGCGTCGCCAATACAAGACGGCGTACGAGTCCGGCGACTCAGATGCCCTTGTCGCGGCGCAAGAGGCCATGACCTCGGCCAAGCTGAAGGCCGATCGCATCAACAGCTTCCGCCCCCCTGCTTTACAGGAGGAGCAAAATGTTGTACAAACCAGACAACAAGTTCCCCAAGAACAGCCTGTTGACTCGAAGCTGGCATCGTGGAAAGACGACAACCAGTGGTTCGGAGAAAACAAGCGCATGACGGCTTACGCTCTTGGCCTTCATGAAGACTTGGTGAGCGAGGGTATCCCTGCTGGCACCGATGAGTATTACCGACGCATCAACAGTGACATCAGGGAGCGTTTCCCAGATCAGTTTGAGTCTGGGAAACAGGCGGATGCGCAAACTCCGTCGAGGACATCAAATAATGTTGCACCAGCAACGCGCAGCACAGCGCCCAAAAAGATCGTGCTGACGAAAACGCAGGTGGAACTCGCTAAGCGGTTAGGACTGACGAATGAGCAGTACGCCCGTGCAGTTGCGGCAGAAATGAGGAAATGAAAATGGCTAAAACAGAACTTGACAACCGCGAGCCTCGTGCTCTGCAAATGCGTGACTCAGCCGAGCGTCCAAAAAAATGGATGCCACCCCAGCTTTTGCCTGATCCGACACCGGAAGAGGGCTACGCTTACCGCTGGATTCGGATTGCCACGCTTGGCAAGGATGACGCCATGAATGTTTCCGGCAAATTGCGAGAAGGATGGGAACCCGTAAAGGCATCAGCTCACCCTGAAGTGCGATTGTTCAGCGGCGGTCAAAACCGCTTCCCGGACAGCATTGAGGTTGGTGGTTTGTTGCTTTGCAAAACACCTGTGGAGTTCACCGAGCAGCGGAATGCGTATTACAGCCAGCAGGCTGAGTCGCAGATGCAATCAGTGGATAACGCTTACATGCGCGAGAACGACCCACGTATGCCGCTTTTCAAAGAGCGGAGTACGAAAGTCACTTTCGGCAAAGGCACTTAACTTTTTTGGAGTCCAAACATGGCTTACCCCACCGTTTCGGCACCCTACGGTCTGCAA